GCGATCATTATTATTTGTAGTATTTTCTTCTACCTCTTCAATACTAGAAACTTCAGAACTATCCGATTTCTTTTTACTATGAGTATTTTTTACTGTTCCTTTACTATTTTTAGGACGTCCACGCTTAACTGTTACTTCTGTAAATTGTTCTTCATCAATTTGAATATTATTGATTTTCGCTTCAATTTGAGCAATCTCCTTATCAATCTTCTTCTTCCTCATATAAGTACTGAATGGAATTACCTTTCTGCCTTTAGGATCAACATATTCAAGAGGACCTACATTCATCCTATCACGAATAGTTCCAGCACTCGGTTTACCATGTTCATTTTGTTGTGATTGTTTATAACAAAATGAGCAATAGTTACCGTTTTCATTTACTTTTTGTTTACATTGAATAAAAAGCCCCCCACAATATTTAATTCCTTCACAACACCCATCCATTTTAGTACCATTCCACGGAAAATGTTTAATAGAACCCTTCAGCTTTACTCCATTTTCTAGAAGCATATCAACGACATCGCCCTTATTTAGATCGTATTTATCACAAATAATCTTAACACACTCCATTTTTAACACAAAAAAAAAATTAATTATAATTATATTTCAATTTTTGTATATACACCATTGTAATAAATGTATAAAATATGTGTTAATTTTTTATACATTTATCTCTTATAAAAAACATTATATTGATAAACTGTAAAATTAATGTTTTTTGTATGAATATTTAACAAAGATGTTCATTATTAAATTTTAAAAATCATATATCCTCTTTATAAAACATATTTAAATGTATAAACTATGATGATAAACATTATCTTCTTCCTGTTTTTTAACTAACTTATCTACTAAATCGTTTGTCATAGTTAAAGGAAATTCTACCTTAATACAAGAATTATTATCAAATAATTTAGCTCCCGGTTTCATTAATTTAAATAAATTTAATTTCCTGTAAATAATTTCAATACAACGCTTTAAATTACGAACACCTTTTTCTTGTCCCGTATATCTATCTATAATAAATCCAATAACCTCATCTGTAAAAATAATTTCTTCATCCAGCTTAACATCAGATTTAATCTTTGGTAAAAGATAATCTTTAACAATTTGAATTTTTTCTTTACAACTATACCCATTCGTTTGAATTCTATACATCCTATCAATCAAAATTGGATTAATTTTACTTTCATCGTTATAACTAAAAATGAATAAACATTTACTTAGATCAAAATCAATTTCAGAAAAGTATTTATCGTGAAATTTATCATTTTGTGTTGAATCAGTTAAATGAGTTAGAATACCAATTATTTCTTCACCCTTTGGTGTATCGCTAATTTTATCTAATTCATCAAAGTATATAATTGGATTCATTGATTGTTTTTGTAACAAAATGTCAACAACTTTACCCCACGTACTACCTTCATATGTATAACTATGTCCTTCTAAAAATGAACTGTCTGTTGCACCACCAAGAGCTATGAACGCAAATTCACGATTAAGAAGTTTACTTATACCTTCTTTTACCAACGTTGTTTTACCTGTACCTGGAGGACCCTTTATCGCAATAGCACAACCAATAGCATTAGGATTAGTAATCCATTGACCCAATAATTGAACTATTTGCATTTTAGCATCATTCATACCATAAACTGCTTCATTTAATGAATTAATTGCTTTTTCCATAAATATTTGACATTTTTCTTGACCATCTACATGACTCACTGGTAAAGTATTATATTTATTAAAAGGTATTTTCATAAATGCATCTACCCAATGTTGTAATTTATAATAATCTCCCGCCATAGGATCCATATGTCGTAAAGTATTAATCTTTTTCAAAGCACACGATTTAAAATGTAAAGGAATATCTGCTTCTAATAATTTTAATCTATATGGTTTTTCCACTTTTATAACTTTACATACCTTTTTCAATTCTCTAAGAATTTTTTTTTGCTCATCTACTTTTATATTCTCAAAAAATTTATAATCATTTAATGTATTGTTATCTCTAACAATTTTTTAAATTTTTTTACATTCTTTACCCTTTCCTTTTTACTTTTCTTATTCTCTCGTTGCTTCATCTCAATTTCCTTTTGCTTGGTTGCTTTAATAAAATCTTTTATTAATTTAGAATTTTTATTTCCTTTTTTTAAACATTTTGCATAACTATTAATCTCTTTCATTAATTCTTCTTCTGTTTTCTCATTATTTTTTGATTTTTTACTTTTTTCTTTAGTTATCATATTATTATCGTGTTCATCCTCTTCATCTTCATCATCTTCATCCTCTTCATCATCTTCATCATCTTCATCATCTTCATCCTCATCTTCATCATCCTCTTCATCATCTTCATCATCATCATCTTCTTCATCCTCATCCTCATCATCATCTTCTTCATCATCATAAGATTCATCATCATAATAAGAAGAATCATCATCTTCGTCATAACTCGATCTACCACGATCATCGATAGTACAAATTATATGCACTTTGTTATCATCATCAATATCTTCTTCTTTTTTTACCTTATCTTTTATATATTTTGATGGAAATAATTTACTTAGTAATTTATTCATCTCTTTAGTTTCATATACTAATTCTTCTTCATCTTCATCTTCTGTTTCATATTCATCATCACCATCATCATCTTTACTTTGTCTTTTTTTATTTTTTTCATTTTCACGCTTTTTATTACGTAAGTTATATTTTGATTTTTTATTATCCGTCATTTATAATATAAAAAGTATCTACTTTTTAGATTATTTATTTTATTTCAATTTTAAAAAACATAACATAAATATAATGAAATTATTTCATATATATATGAAAATTAATAAAAAACAATTCATAAATACACTACTAAATATAACTATACATACAGATCATAAAAAAAGAGAATGGAATACAATATATCAAGGCAATTATTGTTATTTTTGGAATTCACAAATATGGACAAACATTATGGATATATCAAATAAATATGGTGCAACAATTAGCCGTAATGAATTTTATTCTATTTGTAAAGACCATTGCAATTATTCTGAATTTGACGCACTCTTTAAAAAAATATCAAATAATAATACTAGAGAATTTACATCCATAGATTTTGAAAATTTTATGAATAAAATTAATGATAATGATTATCATAAAATTATTAATTGTTTTTATTCAGAAATAATTCTTCAAGATAATTCTATTGAAATGTTTGAACCTGAACCTGAACCTGAACCCGAACCTGAACCTGAACACGAACCCGAACCTGAACCCGAACCCGAACCCGAACCCGAACCCGAACCCGAACCCGAACCTGAACCCGAACCCGAACCCGAACCTGAACCCGAACCCGAACCTGAACATGAATCTGAACCTGAACATGAATCTGAACCTGAACATGAATCTGAACCTGAACATGAATCTGAACCTGAACACGAATCTGAACCTGAACATGAATCTGAACCTGAACATGAATCTGAACCCCAATCTTATTCAGATAAAAATTTTAAAAATAATGACGAAAATATATATTTCATACCTATAATACAAGAATCAATACACATTAATAATTTAGAACCAATAGAACAACAATATATATCTAAACCAAGTTACAAATTAGATAAAAATACAAGTGTAAAAAAAAAAAATAAAGATACATGTTTATTAATATAATTATTATTTTTTCTGTATTTTATTTTATATTTTAATAAAATATAAAATATGTCGTGTTTTTGTTTCGGTACAAATGCAAATGAAAACAAAAATAAAAAAAGATATAAAATCGGGATCCTAAGGATAGACTACGAATACCCACCAATTGCGGGAGATGTTGATGATGAACGAAGCTTTGACTTTGGTGTAGAATATGAAGTTGTAGAAGGATTAACTTTTCAAAATGCTCAACAAGGCATACTATCTGCAGAAATTATTTCATCTTTTAAAACTGCTATCAGAAAACTTGAAAAAAAAAATGTAATAGGATTATCTGGAGATTGTGGGTTTATGATGGCATATCAAAAACTCGTTTGTGATATATCAAAACTACCAGTATTCATGTCTAGTTTATTACAAACACCCATTATAGCAGCATCTATTGAAGATCATGAAACTATAGGAATTTTATCAGCTAATTCGGATACATTAAAACCCAATTTAAAAAAATTAATGACTGAATGTGGTGTAAATGTAAATTTAGAACAAATTTATGTAATTGGGTGTCAAGAAATCCCAGGATTTGATGCAGTAGCAAAAGGTGAAAAGGTTAACAGTAAACTAGTTAATAAAGGAATTGAAAAAATAATAAAACATAGTTTAGTTGGACACCCCAATACAAAAGCATTCTTAATGGAATGTACAGAATTACCATGTTATTCCGATACTGTAAGATATATATCAGGATTGCCCGTGTTTGATATAATTACATTAATAAATTTATTTTACGCCAGTTCAACAGACAATCCAAATTTTGGTATTAACGGCTGGGATATATAACTATTTAATTTTATATATATATATATATTATTTTACTTAACTAACTTCACCGATACATCCAATGTCTTACAAATACCATAACTTTTTCGATGCAAATCAGTAATTCCATTATACTTGATTCCTTCCATATGTTTTTTTGTCCCATATCCTTTATTCGATAAAAGATCATATTTTTCTACTAATATACTGTTCTTTTCACATAAATCATATATATATGCATCACGCTCTACCTTTGCCAATATAGATGCTGCTGCAATAGATGCATATGTATTATCTCCACCTATTACGGTAACATGTTTAACTGCATAAATATTATTCATCTTATTTCGCATTAATGGTTTAAAATCATTCCCGTCTACTAAAATTAAAGATTCTTCGTCATTATCATATTGATTTAAAACATTAACAATAGAATTATGCATACATGATAATGTTGCTTCACGAATATTAATTTTATCTATAACAGCAGGTTCCTCATAACAAACAGAATACGCAAATGCGTTTTCTTTAATATAATCATAGGCTTCTTTTATTTTTTTAGTAGATGTAAATTTCTTACTATCTTTAATTAAATCATGTCTAATATTATCCATATCATTTAATATAACAGAAGCACAATAAACCCTTCCAAACATCGGTCCCTTTCCCGCTTCATCTACACCAATTTCATATTTATGGTCATCATTATATTTTAAATTTAATACCATAATTATAATAATTTTTATAATTATATTATTAAATCAATTTTACATCATTTCCTTCTATGCTTTTTTTCGTTTAAGATTAGATTTACTTGTTTTTCGTTTTAATTTTGGTTTACTAGATTTTCTGGTTTGTTTTCTCTTTTGTCTGCGCCCACCAACAACATCCAGCGTATAATAATGACTTGGCCCGCCGCCTGCGACCCGAGCCGTGGCTTGCGTAACGTAGTCATCTATTATAATTACTTCATCCTTGAGGAAGTCACCGATATATGAAACGACATCCTCAGGCACCCCCCTATAAGTTAAATTTCTATCAACTACACCAAATTTTGTAAGTACAATTTCCATTTTGAGAGATGGCGGCGATCGGCGATGTGCACTCACATGCATTGGAAGCGACGACATTCTAATTTCTTTCACTTTACCTGTTTTAAATTTTGTATCATCCATAGAATAAAATCTATTATTATTTACCGTTCCTTTAAGTACGTACTGTTCCTGTATAATACTTATGATATCACCTACTTGTATTTCATTGTTTTGCGTACCCGTCTCGTGTGTATATTTAAGACGATTTTTATCATTATTAATTGGATATACTTCAGTATATCTAAAACTTCTACTAATATTCAACACTTTATCTAATGAACGATTTGCTAACGAATCCAGCCATTTCATATGGGATATATATATATATATATATATATAAATATGATAATAAGTTAAATATATATATATATATATATATACATATCATGTCGTATTATACTCTTATAAATAATGTAAAATACGATAGAAAATTAATAGAATTAGCAGAACAATACAAAACAGAAGACGACACCTTAAGTTGGAAAAGTGTCAATGCCATATTACATAGTTGCAAAGACGCTGGAAAATTTACAAAAATCGAACTAGCTACAATCAACTACATTAATGACAATTATGCCTTTGATTACGACACTAAACAACTTTTGCACCTGATTTTGTTTTTATGTAACTCGCTACAATCAAAACATGATTAATCCTAAATATATATATATATATATATATATATATGTCTGTGTTTGAAAACGAAAATAACGATAGTAAAATGATGTGGTGGTCATTTAGAGGAGTTGGCATTAGCGTCCGCAACGATATCTCAGGAGCTGAACTGGTAGAGAAGGTACAATCTTTAAGAGAATACATTGTTGAACTAAATAATTACGATCGTAACCCAAAAAATAAAATAAAAAAAAATAGTCAAATCGATGTATATAGCAAAAATACAAA